CTCTGGACATAGGGCGGCGCACTGCCGGTCCAGCCGCCTGCCGCCAGGGTGACCAGGGCTGTACTGTCCTGGCGTTCATTCACATGGTTGGCATGTACATCATTGTTCAGCAGTTTCTCAATTACCTTAGCCATCTCGTCGCCATTGGCCCTTGTCCGCCGGTTCCACTGCTCTATATCCATAGTAAACACCGGCGGATTACTAATCTCAAATGCCATACTGCATCACCTCCCCAGAAACATTTCGTCCATATCATAGCCCTGCCGGATATCATAATCCTTGCCCTTGGGCAGAAACGTCCGGTAGGACACCAGGTCCCCGTCCGCGTCATAAAGACCCATCTCGGAGATCATCTCCCCATCCAGTTCCCCTACCTCCAGGGTTGCCGTATAACGGCATGTGGTCTGGTCTTCCCCCACGTAAGCATGTTTTTCTACATCCTTGACCAGCAGTTCACTGTAAAGACTGATTTCGTTTCCGGTTGTGGCAATGGGCTGACCGCTTTCATCCACGCCCCCATTGCCAAATGCCATTTTTGTGATTGCCGGAAGCGTTATGTCCCCGGCATGGGCCATGCACAGCTTCCTTCTTGCAGTGGCCGTAGTCACACCTTTGCTGTCTGCCATAATCTTTCTGCTCCTCTCTTCTGACTCACCGGGTGCAGATACCCCCGGCTGTCATCGTCTGTTCCCAGTATCCGGGATACCCGAACCCTGACACACTTTCCTGCCCTACAGCGGATAATCCCCGCCATCCAGGCACCGGGTGCCGTCCAGCATCCATCCGTCATCCAGATCGTTCTCCTTGTGCATCACTGTACCCGTGAAAATGCGGTGTTCCACTGAAAAAGACATCCTGGTCCTGGCTTCTGTCCCGGTCTCATGTTCCGATTTCCCGGACATCCTGACCGCCACCCCGGTTTCCGGCGCCACCTCTGTCCCGCACTGTATCCGCATCTGGCAGTCTGTGCCAGTATCCACCCGGACTGGCACCTGGACAGCCATGGACACCGGGTTAAGATCAATGGTATCCCCGCCATAATAGCCATCCAGGCTCTGGCTGCCGTCCAGCTCCCACGATCCGTCCAGGCATATCTCCGGCAGGTTGAACATAGGGTAAAACTCTGTTCTAAACCGGACGGCTGCCACCTGGGAACATACGTCCTGCTGTACACTACCCCGGTACACCTCATACAGCTTCAGCAGGATATTGGCCGGTTTCATAAAAGAAACGACTCTGTGTATATTTCTTGCCAGAAGAATATCCCGGTCAATCACCCTTACGGTTATCTGGTAGGCCGCACCGTCCACCTCCAGGTCAAAATTATGGGTGCCGCACATGACAGCAAGTACCGCATTCAGCTTGTTTTCTGTATAGGGCAGATCACTGGCATAATAGCCCCGGATTCTCCGGCGCCGGTCGTCCAGATTATCCCTGACACCTGGTATAATGCCAAGAATAGCCTCATGCATGGCACACCCGTCTTCATCCAGGCGCTCCAGAAACTGGTTGTTGAATACCCTTTCCAGATCCACCAGTGTCCGCCTTAAAAGATAATCATTCGCTTTTGCAATCTCCTGGAACTCCCGCATATGGGCAATATGCTCCGGAAGCCAGTGTATTGTACTGATCTCCATCATATCCCGATCACCTCCCCCGGTATGGGCACTTCATCAGATCCCAGAAGCAGGTTCCCTTCTGCTCCATTGATCCTGGTTCCCGCCACATCCTTAACACCCTTCACTCCCAGGATTGCCGCCTCCGTCCGGCTGACATAAACTGTTCCATGGTCATCCGGCCCCCCTGACGGCCATTCCCGGCATACAGAAACCAGATATTCCCTTATTGCATCACTGATCTGCTCCCGGAGGATTTCCCATGAATAGCCGTTCCGGAAAGTAACCTGCGTCTCCAGGTTAATCTCTACCCCGGTCACAGAAACAACCGTAACCCGGTGTCCAATCGGTGCAATCCCATACCCTGCTTCCGGTGCAGGACACATGGCCTGCTGGATCTGTTCCACCAGATAACCGGATACCGGTCTGTAATCGGAGCCGATCAGGACGCACCGGACCGTTCCAGGACCATCCCACACCGGATAGATCTTGGCTCCCCCGATCCCTTCGAATGCCGTCAGGTGCTCTTTATATTCAGTAACGTTCCCGCCAAATGAGGATTCCCTGAAACTGTTCATGTATTTCCGGTAAAGTGCATCCCTGCCGTCCGCATCCCGTCCAGCCACCAGAATTTCTGTAATCTCAGCCCGCGTCAGACCGTCCACATGGGTAATCGGCGTCAGTTTTCCGCTTAGACCATTGGAACTGCTTCCAGGCTGCTCACACTGCATCAGGTAGCTGTGGACCATGTCGCCCAGTTCTTCCACCACCACATAACTGTGCGCTGACAGTGAAAACCTGGCACCGGATGGTACGTCCGCATCGGCTACCATACGCACCTGGGCGCAGGTGGCCTCCTCCGGATATATGGCACGCGCCGCTGCCAGTGTCACAAGGTTTTCATAATCGGCCCTGGCAGGATCTGCCTGCCTCATGATATAATCCGCCTGGATATACAGCTTCTCCAGTTCAAATGCCATCACGGCCAGCGCATTATGTACCAGCGATCCCTCCCCTTTCAGGATATCATCACTGATCTGTGCCTTCCCCTCTTCAAGCAGTCTGTTAAATGTCATGTCCTCAAACACTGTTCTCCACCTCGATTCTCCCAAACCGGGTTACTGCCGTAAAAGAGACTTTAAGCTTTGTCCCTTCCAGGACAGCCACAAAATCATCCAGTTGCGTAATATAAGGGCTGACCAGCAGAGCCTCCTCTGTTTCTGTCCTGCAGTCTGCCTGGAGATATGCATCTGTCACAGTTTCCCCGATATACTGCTCATATTCAACACCGTACATCCAGGAATAGATCGCATACCGGTAACGCTCCGTGTGCAGCGTGTTCCAGATCCAGACCATAACAGCCTCTTTCCCCTCAACGGTTTTCCCGGTCAGCTGTCCTGTGGCAAAATCAACACCATATTCCCGGGGAACCGGGACCACCCCGGTTTCCCCCTCCGCTTCCCTGAGTACTTCCCGGGAAAGAAAAGACGGCAGAATACTCATACTCCCACCACCCTTTCCAGAACCAGGTATTTTTCCTCAGATATCTGGCAGACTACCACCGCATCACCGGCCTCCAGGGCTGGCAGATAACTGGACCGGTCTGTGCACTGTCCGCCTCCGGCCGGGGCAGTCATGGAAACTCCCGTTGCACTCCGCTGGAGAAGATGGGACGCAATGATCAGATCCTCCTCTGCCAGTTCCATATTTCCTGCCTTACATGATCTGGGACCCGTCATAACCGCAAGCTGGATCCCTTTGCCGGTATCGGGACTCCCCTGCATCATTCCAAGCATATCATCTGCCCATGCCATGTCACGCCTCCTTGTCTGTTTCCTTTGTATCCATGATGCTGTCAAATACCAGCTCAAGCTCCATTGTATAGATTCCGTTCTCCCAGACATGTCTGTCCGATGCGATCCAGTACAGACCCGTCAGCCCGGTAGCACTGTCGCGCAGTGTCACGTAATAGCAGCTCAGACAGTTCCGGTCCCCCAGGGACCTGATCCGGATTCTCTGGGAAGGAGCTGTGCACAGATGACTGCCTGCTGCCGCTGCTGGATCCACGCCTCCCTCCTGCTTGTAAACCTTCTGGAATGTCCCGTAAACACTTCTGCTCTCCTGGTCACTGACCTCCCCGGTCTGATTTCCCTTTTCATCAAAGATTTTTACACAGTTGACAATACTGTCCATGGTTTCCTCTATGCTGGACTCTGTAATATTTTCAGAATCATCCAGGGCGAATCCTGCCACCACCCACTCGGTTTTGTAGACTGCAAATCCCCTCTTATAAATCATTGGGAAATATTTGTCACCAGTGATCCGGTGCGCCTTTGTATAGGCAGCCATGATCACATCGTAGGGTGACATTCCGTCACACAGCATGGATTTAATATTTACCCCCGTCGGGTAGAGATACCTGACCGGGATCTGTATTTCATCACATACCCGTTTTCCCACTGCCTCCGGCGTCACATTCTTGAAATTGTACTGTACTTCGCTTTCCAGCATGTTCTTCATCATGTCATAGGCCGTATAGGAAATGGTCCCGACAGCACTGGATTTTTCGGATCCGAAAAACTGCCCGTAGAACACCTCCTCGCTGTCAGGGGAAAATGATACCAGGTCCCCCGTACAGATTCGTGGAATGCTGAAATGGTCATCTGGTGCATTAATATAGTCAACCGTCATCTGTCTGGCAGCAGAACCCGCCGAACCGCTCCATTCAGTCCTGCTGACCGCATTTGTAATATTGTACTGCAGGCCGTCCGCCTGCCGGATCAGGCTGATATTCATCCCGGCACCGCCAGTACCATCCCCACCTGGATCATGTTCGGATTGCTCCCGATGATGCCTTTATTCTGCTCATAGAGGGCTGCCCAGGAAGCCGATCCCGTCAGTTTCCTGGCGATTGCAGACAGTGTATCCCCCTTCCGTACTGTATAGGTTGTCGGACCGGTCCGCTCATCAGAAGCACGGGAGGCTGTGGCTGACACAGTCTCCCCGGCTCCCGGACTCCCCTGGACAGAATCCAGGGTTACAACCGAGGATACCCCGGCATGGACATTCCGGTATTCCTTCATTGCCAGTGTATAACTGACATCACCGGTTCCATCATCCTCTCCCCATTCAAAACTCTGTATCCGGCACCTCATGCTGGCGGATGTCCCCGTCATGACCAGTTTCACTGTCCCGCTGCGTTTCATACTCTCGATCATATCCACATACTGCATGGGACTTTTGAGTCCCGAATATTCACAGTATCCGGGATCGTAGAACGACGGAAAGAAGGAACTGAAGGATACCTGCAGCAGTCCCCGCTTTCCTTTCAGAAGAATCTCCCCCAGGCCAGTGACGGTGACGGTTTCATCCATCTGGGCACTGCTTACCTGGTAGCTGGACGGCAGTACGGGGATCCTCAGTTTTTTTGATCCTTTAAGCCATATTTCCACTGAATGTCCACCTCCCCCTGACCTCTGACTGTTTTTTCAGCTTCCGCACAATTGCTTCCGCAATTCTGTCAATATCCGCATCCTCACGGACAATAATCTGGTCCGCAAGCTTTGCTATGGTGATATTTGTCCCGCCACCGGACGCACCTTCCTGTCTGGCCATACGGATGCTCTCATCATGGGGATACACCCTGGAACCGCGGGGAAGGTCAATAATCTCGCCTCCACGCTCTGATACCTGGGCCAGCCCACCTGCCCAGTTTGCAGTTCCAGCTGCCAGGGCCGGTATTGTGGGAAGGTTTATGGACTTTCCGCCAATCCCCGGTACCCAGTCCGGAATTTTAACTCCGTTTAACGCTCCCAGTACCCCGTTCACCGCACCGACGATCCCGTTAAGTGTGCTTTTGCATACGGCGCCCATACTTCCCACCACACCGGTAACAATGTCAGACGCCCCCTGCCAGGCCAGTTCCCAGTCCCCGGTAAACACACCGGTCAGGAAGCTGATAATGCCGTTTAAAACTGTCATGAATCCGTCAAGCACGGCAAGGACTGTATCAACCGAAGCAATAACAAAACCGGCAAGCCCGGAAACCGCTACCGTAATGGTTCCTCCCAGCAGGTCCACAATGAATGATCCGACTGCAGACAGCACCGGGTTCACCCCCTGGAATTTATCCATGATGCTCTGTATGTGCCCGCGGATGCTTTCAAAATACGGCGACATTGCCTGCATGGAATTTCTGAACATGCCAAAGTGGGATCTTACGGCTATGACCACGGCTATAAGCGCCACAATCGCCGCAATGACCAGGCCGCAGGGGGACGTGACAAGTCCAATCATCCCGCCCATGGTTTTAAATCCCGTAGCCGCCATTTTCACCAGTGGAATCATTTTCGTGAACCCGGTGATCACCTTCCCGGTAACCACAAGTACCGGACCTGCTGCCGCTGCCATCCCGGCCCACCGGATAGCCGAATCCACCTGGGCATCTGACAGACCGTTGATCCGTTCCATAAGGCCCTGGGCATATTCAGCTGCCTTTTTGATATACGGGAGCATCCGGTTCCCGAAAGCGATCGCAGCACCCTCCACAGCAGACTTCAGTATGGTAATCTGCCCGTTCAGGTTATCGAGCTGTGTGGCTGCCTGCTGCGCAGCGCTCCCTCCGGCATCCCCCAGTCCGGACCATAGTTCCTGCACCCTTGCTGCCGAGGAGGCTGTCATTTTATTAAACGCATTCATACCATTGGTTGTAAAAATGGTATTTTTTAATGCATTCGCTTCCTCCTCACTCATGGTCCGCAGGGATCCGGCCAGTTCATCCACAACCGTATTGAAATCCCTGGCGCTTC